GTAAGACCACTTATGTTTTCTTTTTCACCACCTCAGTTGAGGGCTGAGGTGCTTGCCCCGCGGTTTACCGCGTAGCTTGATCATCATTCATTGTCTTCAGCTCTCGACCTTAGTTGAAGACTGTGGGCTGAGTTGTTGCACGATGTCTAGTTGAGTGATGCTCGTGATCATCCCTAGGTCTTAGTTGAAGACTGTGATCGCTGGGAACGATGCTTGCGACCTTAGTTTGAGTCGACTTACAAGACTCCAGTTGTGCGTCCTGTCTGACGTGCATCAGTAGTAACAGAGTATCTGTGTCCTTTGTGTGTGTCTCTATGGTTCAAGTGATTCAAGAAGGTTAGCCGCATGTGTTTAGTACGTGGCGTTCGCCTGTCCCCTGGAACTCTATTGAGAACCCATTGATTTGATTACGACAGCATACAGTTCCGAACAACTAACTTTAGGACTGTTGCCGGTCGTGATGGGCAAGGAATTAGGCGGATGATTCATGGCCAGATTTGGCCCCCGTGTTTCTTGTAGCTAGTGCACTTTGGCTCGTTCCGGTGTGCGTGTGCCTCGTTGTATTGAGTTGAGCTGGATTGCTCCTCTTGCTTCTAGGCGCGCCTACGTTGGTCGCGACATTCCATAGATGTACTAGTAGGGGGATATCAAACCTCTAACTCTGCAAGACTTTGCGAACCTTGCAGACACTTGAAAGTAGTGACACAAGCTCATATGATTTGCACAGGATGGGACCTGTGCATCTTAAGCCCAACAGGCATTGCCTTCAATCGCACCACCTATGGATCCTAACACCCCTTCGTTTCCTGCTTGTAACAGTAGAGGTCTGATTAACCTCTCTGGACCGGAGATTGGCCTGATCGACGAATGTAAATCCTACTCTACATTCGCAGACCCCCGGTACCTGTACTTGTGTGCCCTGGGCGCTATGTGGCACACTGACTTCAACGCGATGGATGTTGTGGTATTCCGCAACATAAAGTGGTTCCCCTCCACCTACCAAACCGTTGTGACACGCGTTATTGCGCGTGCCATGATCAGTCCCATTACGCGCTCCATCTACTCACGCTTTCCAGATCACGAGACTGGTGTTTCCGTGCTTGTAGGGAGCATAGAGGACATCATTACTCGCAAGAGTCGTGCTGTTTTGACAGACATTGGCTGGGAACCCACTGGCAAGGATATGCGTCGCGTTCGCAAGACCTTGCGAAGGTTCCTTGACAGGAGAGCAAGACCACAAGTCGGCAGTAAGCTTGCTGCCGCGAAGCGGAACATGCGCAACCAACAAGCGCATCAGTCTGCTAGAGAACAGAGAGAGCAGGCTAGAAGGGATGCCGCGGCCGACAAGGCTGAGAGATTGAGACGGCAAGTGCCTAAAGAGGACCGCCAGGCGGCAAAGAGGATGAAGAGAGAGGAGAAGTACCGCGACTCCTTTGAGTTTGACGTTGAGGCTGAGCCGCAGATGGGAGGCATTATTGATGCTCTCACTGTGGCTAAGAATGTTGGCACTACTGCTGCAGGGTTCATCGTGGCTCGTGCAGCAGTGAATGCCCTTGGCGCCATTCGTGACGCCGCTCTGTCCACCAGTGGCCTAGCGCGCACTGCCAGGAGGAGTTCCGTCCTCCTGGGACGTGCCGCCGAGCGCTGGGGGTCTCCCAACGAGGTTTCCCAAGCCTTGGCGGGCCCCGTGGTCAGAGCACTTGAGAGTTTGAAGAGCACGCTGGTGACGAATGTGGGCCAGGCGCTTTGGAGGATCCCGCTTGTGGCCATCGTATGGTGGCTTTGTAACAGATGCGGTCTTGGTAGTACCCCTGCCAAGATCGTGTGTGTGTGCGCCGCAGGCATCATCGGTAATGAGATATGGTCTCACATCAGCGAACACTTTCTGACAGCTGGTGAGAGTGCAGTTCCTCAGTCTGGTGATGGAGTTGGCCAGCTCTCACGTGTTGTGGCTACAGCAATGGCTTTCTGCGTGTTCGGCAAGAACGGTAAGCTTCGTCTTGCTGACGTCATGAAGAACATGGCCTTTTGGCAGAAGTCTTCTGACGGATTGTCTGGCATGCTGACCTGGGTGCTTGAGTCCGTGCAAGGAATTGTGAACTGGATTCGCGCCAAGTTTGGCAAGGAGAGGCTGTCCTTCATCAGTCGGCACAAGGAGCCACTGCGTGCGCTTGAGAGAGAAGTTGACCAGATGGAGAATGACTACAGGACCGGAGAGATGGACAGCAGCAATGACATGGTTGACCGAGTACGCGACGCCATGGTGCGCTGCTCTGGTTTCAGAGAAGTGTATCGTGGCACCACCGTGATGCCTGTGCTTGACCGCATGCTCCAGAGACTTAACTGCATGATGGCCCCCATGTATGGTATCTTGTCTTCGCGCAAGAACTTTCGCGTGGAGCCAGTGTTCGTGCTGCTCAACGGTGAGTCTGGCATAGGCAAGACCGCCTTCACTGCCGCCATGGGAGTGCATGTGATGAAGGCCGCTGGCCTGGTACCTGAAGGCGCTGACTGGGATGCCTGTATACGACAAGTGTACAGTCCTGGCAACTCTCCCTATTGGGAGGGGTATGCTAACCAGAAAGTGCTTGTGCTTGATGATATCTTCCAAGCTGAGCCCACGCCCCAAGACAAGGAGAATGACTACCTGACCATCATCCGCATGGTTGGTTCGTGGGCCATGAGTCTTAACATGGCTACGCTTGAGAGCAAGGGTAGAGTCTACTTTGATTCCCCTGTGGTTCTCGGCACCACTAACCAAACTAACCTGGCACACGCTGCTAAGGTTGTCACCTACCCCGCTGCCGTTGTGAGGAGAGTGCGTCATGGCTATCGCATTGAGCTGAAGCCTGAGTACGCAACAGGAGGACGCTTGATGGCTGAGGACTATGAAGCTGAGTGTCTGAAGTGCAAAGGAGGCACTGGTCTCAGCGCCTACCCGTGGTACATGTGGCGTGCGCTGAAGTGGAACTATGAGCATGGTGTCCCATGTGTGGCTGATGACTATATCAGCATGGAAGAGTTGCTGAGTCTTGTTGTTGCTAGCGTGAACCAAAACGCTGAGCACCACAAGCTTTATAAGTCTTCCATTGCTGCGATCATATCGCCGCACCCTGTTTCTAGTCCCGCCCCAGTGAGTCCGTCCGTACCCGTGGGTTCTGAGATTGAAGATGACCCCAGCGAACTTGAGCTAGTCCCCCAGTCTGGCAGAGCCGTCGGAAGCGCCAATGCTGCTGCTCCGCGGATGCTGGAAGCCTACCTGGATGCCAGCCGCCCCCTGTCGCCTTTTGAGACAGATGCTGGCATCATTAAGCGCTGGGTGGATGCCAGGCTCGTCCACCAGGATAAGCATGGTTACCTCGCAGCTGCCCCTGACCTTGTTGAGGCTGTCAGCGCATGCCTTGATTCTGATCACCCTGATGATGTCGCTTTGGGCCATGTATTGGCCGGAGTGCTTGTGAGGCACTATGACTCGCGTCTGGACCCTGAGTTACGGCTCAATGCTTGTCTGATGTGGCTGCGTTCTATTGGACCAGACCACCCGCTGCACCCGGAGTATGTGAGGAGAGATTGGCGACGCGCGCTGCACCCTGTGGCGCGTCGAGCCTTGAGAGCGAGAGAAGCAGGCGCTGGTCTGTTGCGGCACCTGGGAAGACTGGCTGCATCCGTTGGCAACTCTTTAACGAGTATCGCGGGTGTCGCTGGCCAGAAGCTAGTCACAGCTTGGCAAGCGCTCATGCAGATGGAAGCAGAGGACTTTGGCAGGGTGTCTGTGATAGTCACCGGCGCCTCCCTTGTGCTTCTCGCTGCGTATCTTGTGCTTGTGCCATTTGTGAGAGGGATCGTGAACTTCGTGCGCGGGCTGTTTGGATTGCAGCCCATCAAGCTTGCGCGCACTAAGATTGGAGACGTGAGCATCGTGTCCCATGACACTGATGAAGGGCGGGCTGCTCAAGTGATGAAGATACTTGAGAAGCTTGGCGTCAGCGATGAACAGAAGAGGCGTGCCAAGCAGGAGCTTGGCCTTGAGCTAGAGCCGCTGAGTGAAGACGAGTGCGTGGTTGAAGCCATGCCGCAGAGCAATCTGCCTCACCGAGCCAAACCCGGTAAGTATCGCGCAGGCGAGCTTGCCTCACCCCAGTCGGCTAACACCGCCATCCATGACAACGTGTATAACAACACGTACAAGGTGATCTACAAGAAGGGTGGCAACACTTGCCACCTCGGCCAGATCCTCTTCGTCAAGGGTGATGTCTTCATTGCTCCCCGGCATTTCGCAGACAACATTTTGAGAGAGATTGACCTTGGAGAGCTGCAGGATACGGATGAGTTGAGCCTGCACAGTGCTAAGACAGGTGCTCAGGTGGTGGTGACCACGTGCGGTGCTTTTTCGCGCCTCACCAGGGTTGTCACCTCGAACTCAGACCTGTGTTTGGCAAGGTTCACGGACAGCATTCGCGCTCATAAGGACCTTACGAGCAAGTTTCTCTTGAACAAGGACATCATCAAGTGCTCCGGCAAGCCTGCGAGACTTGATGTGTGTACCGCCTCCATGACTGGAGGTGAGCTAGGACTAGTACATCATGTGCACAACATTGCTGGAGTTTCAATAGCTCGCAATGTGCGCAGTGCTGGATACGAGCTCAAGGAGACTTGGTCGTATTCTGCAGTCACCTCCGAAGGAGATTGCGGAGCCCCCCTCATGCTGTGGGACAATGCCACTATGCCTCACGCCCGCACTGTGATGGGCATCCATGTGGCAGGCGCGTTTCCCGTCGCTGGTACTTTAAGTAGTACGCGACGTGGTTATGCTGCCATCGTCACACAGGAGACCCTGCAGACGTGTTTGGACAAGCTCAAGTCAGCCACTGGCTATGAGCCTGAGGAGGATGTGAGCGAAGAGGACCTAGAGTTGATTGTTCAGTCAGGAGGAGTGCCCCTTGACCTTGTGCCTGAGGAGCTTCGCGACCAGGTTCCCACGCTTCCTGATCTGCAGGTTATGCCTGTAGACGCACTTCCGTGGAGCACCGCTCCGGAGTGCAGCTTCGTGCCCTTGTGGGAGCTTTCCAAGGGCAACAACTTCTCCCCCGCCTCACGGTACCGCTTGACCGATGTCGGCTTTGAAGAGCCATTTGGTCCGTGCCCTGTGAGGCCCGCTGTGCTTGGCACTACGCGCAGGCACGGGGTGTTAGTTCACCCGCTTGAGCAGTCCTATGCCAACTACAGCACTGTTGTACAGTACTTTGATGGAGAGATTCTCGGAAAGGCGTTCCGGACAGCTTTGTATCCTTTCATGAAATGCACCATGGATTCACCCCGCCACATTTTGGATTTTGACACTGCAGTGGTCGGAGACCCGGTGTTGGGCATGCGCTCGATACCAAGGGACACCTCTGCTGGCTGGCCCCTCAGCCAAGTGTACAAAGGAGGTAAGCGTGCTATCTTCGGACAGCACGACGCCTACGACCTCACCACCGTCCCTTGTCAATTGCTCCGCCTACGGTGTGATTATATCATCGCCATGGCTAAGCAAGGCAAGAGATGTCTCCATGTGTGCTCTGACTTCCCGAAGGATGAGCTTCTGCTTCATGAGAAGGTTGAGAGTGTGCGCACGCGTCTGATCTCTGGGACTGGGCTTGCCTACTACATCGTGTGCCGGATGTATTTCGGCGCCTTTGTGCAGGCTCAGTTGACCCACTGGGAGGAGTCAGGCATGTGTCCTGGTATTTGTGTGTACAGCGACTGGGGCTTGCTCGTGAGCAAGCTGAGTGCCAAAGGAGACAAGTGCTTCGATGGCGACTTCAAGAGGTTTGATGCGAGCCAGCAGCCCTGCCTGCTTGGCAAGATCTTGCCACTCATTAATGAGTGGTATGCTGATGGCCCGGTGAACGCGCGCGTCAGAGAGATTCTCTGGCTGGACTTGATCCACTCCCGCCACCTCGGCGGAGTGGGTCACGACCAGCGCTTCATCATCCAATGGCACAAGAGCTTGCCAAGCGGGCACTTCCTCACCTCGTGTGTGAATTCCATCTTTTCCATGTTCTGCTTGACCTACTCGTTCATTCGTGCTACTGGCATGTCTGACGAGTTTCATGACCATGTGTCCGCCGCGACGTTGGGAGACGACAACGTGGCGAACATTTCCGACTTCATTGCGCCTGTGTACAACCAACTGGTTGTGTCCAAGCACGTGAAGGAACTGGGCTTGGACTACACGGCTGGGCGCAAGGGCGCCGAGCTTGTGGAGCACATGCCCCTCACGGAGTGTACCTTTCTGCGAAGAGCTTTCAGCAGTGAGGACACTCGCACTCTCTGCCCCATCGCCCTTGACAGCTTCCTGTACATCACGTATTGGACGAAGAAGAGGACAGTGGAGGAGATCCGCAGTGTGATGATTGACAACTGGGAGTATGCTCTTGAAGAGTTGTCAATGCATCGGGCTGCTGAGTGGGACAAGTATGCGCCTGCCATTTTGAATTTGATGGCTAGGTATCAGCATGTTCCACTCCAGCAGCCCACCCGCCTTGGCTACCAGAAGGCAGTGCTTGCACGCACTACCAACTGGTGGTAAGGGCTGTCAGCAAACACGCATCGCGCCTTGGTTTAAACACCTCGGCCTCTCACTAAGAGGCGCGCTGGACAGGGCTGACAGTCAACAGCTGTGGCTTTTTAGCCTTACTACTCAGGGCCAGCTTTATTAGCCCAGAGATGAGACCGACCTTTCTAGTGCTTCGCACCGCGCTAGGATTGTATCATGTGCAGCCACAACTTCTGAGTATGAAGGAGAGAGAGAGACACTGCAGGAGTGTAGCGAAATTAACAGTCTTGCTGTTAATGGGTCTACTACTACTGCTGGCATCGTGGATTTTGTACAGGAGGCCTGCACCACAGTTGAAGCACTTGGGAGTCATTATGTTGGCTCTAAGGTCTTGACTGCGCAGTCTGATTTGCAGGATCTCAAGCGCTACTTCGAGCGCCCCAGGTTGATGGCCAGATCGACCATAACTTTGGGCTCTCGAGGCAGCGTTTTTCAGAAAGACATGGACCGCCCCACGCTTTTTTCAGGTGCGGGCGCCATTTTTCCTAATGCCAACATACGTTTGACTGGAGTTTATGGCATGCGGTTCAAGATGAAATTCAAGTTGCAGATTGCTGCCACTCCTTTTCATCAAGGATTGCTTGCCATGGGCTTTCAGTACGGATTGTGTGCTGGCACCGCCGCTACTTTCAACATGTACGACAGGACCAACAAAGCTGAGTCGATAACCAATTTGCCTCATGTTAGGTTGGACTTGTCCGAAAGTACCATGTGTGAGTTGGAGGTTCCGTTTTTGTACCCTTATGAGTTTTTGACATTGGATGAGTTGTGGACTTCGCTCTCATTTAACATCTTAGGCTCTATCGGTATCTGCACGATAGTACCGGTTCCTGCCGTCTCTGGAATAACAGCTCCGACCATGGAGTTGTATATTTCCTTAGAAGACATGGAATTCTTCGGTGCTGTCCCACAGACCACTTCCTTAATCACCCCCCAGGATGGAGGGATCATCCCTCAGGCAGGAGGCATCATGAGGGAACAGGAGTCTGACGCCAGACCCCTGTCGTCAGCTTCCGGTGCCGCCGCCACGTCCTTGCGCTTTTTAGCCAAGGGCGTTCCCCTCATATCTTCCATTGCGAACACTGCTGCTTGGTGGCTAGATGGCGTTACTGGAGCCCTTCGTGCTTGGGGCTACTCAAAGCCTCAGATCAAGGACCCCATTATTCGCGTCAACATGCTTTCTTCAGCAGCTGAGAACAATGTGGATATTCCCTCAGCCACAGTGATGTGTGCTCCATGTGCTTCCAACACCCTCACGGTCACCCCTGAGTTAGGTGCTACGAATGTTGATGAGATGTCTTTGTCTTATGTCTTGTCCCAGTGGAGCCAGCTGACTTTGGCAACACAGTCAACTAGCGCCGCGCACGCTTCCGTCATTTACGCCACCAATGTGGGGCCTGCCAATATGTGGTTCCGTATTTCTTCAAGTGCACCTTATTGCAATATTGAACCACCTACTGCTTCAGGCACCACTAGTACAGCGTTCTTCCCGTCCCACCAGTTTTACTGGGCGTCTAACTTCCGTTTGTGGCGTGGAGGTTTCAGGTACAGGTTTACTTGTGCCAAGACCAAAATGCACGGTGGCCGTGTCATGGTCACCTATGTTCCCAATGTTTTTAGAAATTTGACATCAGGAGCCACAAACACCATCATTGGGCCAGAAGTCAGCGCAGGCACTATCCTTCAGCCGTTTGGCTACTCTGCCATATACGACCTGAGGGATAACAATGTGTTCACTTTTGACGTTCCCTACACCGCTAACATTCCTTACCTTGGTTTTTACGATGTTATGGGTTCTTTGTCCATGTCTGTCATGGATCCTTTGCAAGCTCCTGCTGTTGTTGCCAATGCAGTTCAGTGGCTTGTCGAGGTCCAGTGTTTGCCAGACTTTGAGTTGGCTGAGGCTGCTGGGTCACCTTACTTTGTACACGAGCTGGGGACGGTTCGTTTGCAGAGTGGTGGTGCTCTCACAGACAACCTTGATTCCACCATTTCACAGGATGTTTGTAAGACCACCATCGGTGAGCGCTTGCACAGTATTAAGCAGCTCATCATGCTACCCAGTTGGGACGTCATTTCCATTAACGCCTCCACCACCTTTTCCGCTAAGCTGTTCCCCTGGTTCTATGTCAGGAGACAGCCTGCCACAGTGCCTCTTCCGCTGACTACGTCAGTTACCGAGGCCTTTCACCCCCGACATTTCGCTGCCAGCTCCTACGTTTATGCGTGTGGAGGTCAAGACATTCATGTCTACCACGATCTAGGTGCACTAGTTACCATTTATGCTAAACACGGCAGAAGTGACAACTGGGGCGCTTTGAGCAACCCCACCATAAGCCAAGCAGCTGGCTTCAGGTCTGCTGTGTCCAACAATACTGTGTTGAACACTGTGGACAAGAGTACCCACGTGCGTTTTCCGGCTTACCAGACGACCACCAGAGTCCCAACCTGGGCGTATGCAAATGCGTCTTGGGATCTGAAGGACACTGGTAATGCCACCACTACGGTACCCTCCAACTTCTATCACTATATGTGCGGTAGACTCACGATTCAAAACCGTGCTACCACTTCCGCGCATACAGTGATCGCTCGCTGCGCTTCTGATGACGCGCGGTTGGCTCATTACATCGGCCCTGTACCTCTCGGGCTCGTCCAAGCCGGCAACACCGGCGTTCTGGACGGCTCGTACACGGTCGTTAACACCTAATTCCCCTCGGGCATTGCCAGTAGAACGAATGACGACTGGCCCTTCCTTTTTCACGAATCCCGACGGGCATCGCCAGTAGAACGAATGACGACTGGCACTTCCTAACCCTAAAGCTAAAAAAGCAAGGGCTCAACGTCTCGGTAGCGCGAGACACACACCACGACATGCAATTCGTATGGCATCATAGTCTGCGAGTCGGCTAGTGGCGTGTTAAGCTGGGCCCTTGGCCCACAGTTGAGT